TAGGTTGGTCGTTGTCTGGGGATGAAGGTATCGGTTTCTATATTCCAACTCTAGTCTGGAATTTTGATAAAGGTTTACTTGAATTACAGAAGATTGACGGTACCTCTACTGAGACTATTTCTCGTAACTTACTTTCAATGTTAGTCGAACAGAAAAAGAAACTAGTATTTCACAATGCTTCTTTCGACGTTCAGTTTATAAAGAATTTTTACGGTGTTGACTTATCTAGGCAAATATGGGTTGATACTGGACTACTTGTCCATACAGTTTACGAGGAGGGTGCTTTTGGATTCGGTAACCCTTTTGGGTTAAAGTCCATAGCGATAATGAATCAACAGGCTCTTGGATTAAATGTCGAAGAGGCTGCTAACCAAGAACAAATTGAACTAAAAGAAAGTATTAAGAAAAATGGTGGTTCCGTTACTAAAGAAAGTTTTGAAATTTATAAAGCTGACCTTGACATACTCAGTAAATACGCTGCTGCTGATACTGATCTTACCCTTCGCATTTGTAATCTTTATTTGGGTAAGCTTAGAGATGAGGGACTTGAAAAATTCTTTTTTGAAGATGAAGTAATGCCGATTTATCGAGAAGTTACACTACCTATGGAAATGATGGGTGTGGATCTCGATATGGACCTACTAAACAAAATCAACGTAGAGATAACTGACGACCTTAAGAAAAATAAGGAGATAGTTATGAAATCTCTGCTTAAAACTTCTGAGGCTAAAGCTTGGGTATTAAAAACTGCTGAGGAAAAATTTCCAATTACCCATAAAGGTAATTTTGCTCAAAAATTAGTAGCTAGATATTCTCTTGGTTTACCTAAATCAGAAAAAACTGGCAAGTATTCTTTAACTCAATCAAAGATTGAGGAGTTAGAAACTGTCAATGAAATAGAAGAAGGAGTTAAACAGTTTCTACTTGATGGTAACACTGAGCATCTCGATATGAAGGAGGCTAGAAGGTTGTGTTTAGATATGTGGAGAGAGTATAACGATGGTGATTACATTAATATACAATCTAAGAAACATCTAGGAGAGATTATTTTTGACTATATGGGTATTAAACCTAAAGTAACAGGCGCTAATACTAAATCAGGTAGAGCTAAGTTTGACATGGACATGGTAGAAGAACTTGCTAAAGAACACCCATGGGCTGAGAATCTACGAATCTATAACAAATTACTTAAAGTTAAATCAACCTATGTTGATAGGTTCTTAGATAGAAATGAAAATGGAAGATACTATTTTTACTTTAAGCAAAACGGCACAGTATCTGGTCGTTATGGTTCTGATGCTCAGCAGTTACCTAAACCGTTAGAAGAAGGTCAGGATGCTCCTATCTTAATGAAGTATATTAATATTGTAAGAGCATTTTTAATTGCTGGTAAAGGTAGAAAGGTTATCGATGCGGATTATGAGTCATTAGAGCCACACTGTTTTGCTTCTGTATCAGGAGACAGAGGCTTACAGGAAATTTTTGAAAAAAATTGGGACTTCTACTCTACTGTTGCTATCAAAACTGAAAAGCTTGAAGGTGTTTCTGCAGACAAATCTGCTGATAACTACCTAAAAAAAGTAGATCCAGTTAAACGTAATACTGCTAAAGCTTATTCACTTGGTATTGCATACGGTATGGAGGCTTATGCATTAGGTATGACTTTAGGAGTTACTCAAAAAGAAGCACAAGAGTTAGTTAACGGTTACTTAGATGGTTTCCCTCAACTCAAAGAATGGAGAGAAAGATCTAGAGAACAGGTTAAGTTGAATGGATTTATAAAGAACTATGTAGGAAGAGTTCGTCATTTACCTAGAGTTAAAAAAACCTATGCTAAGTTTGGTGATAGAATGATGGACTGGAGATTTAGAAAAGAATTAGAACCTACTTACGGTAAAGATCAAGTTATGAAAGCATATCGTGACTATCGGAACGGCCTTAATAACTGTCTTAACTTTCAACTTCAATCTTTAGCAGCAGCTGTAGTTAACAGAGCAGCATTAGCTATTAACCGTAAGGCTGAAGAGTTGGGTATTGATGCAAAAGTTCAAGCACAGGTACATGACCAGTTATTAATTAATGTTGATGAAAAAGATGCAGAGATGTTTGCCCCTATAGTGCAACAAATCATGCAAGATACCACCAAACTTCCAGGAGTAACTCTTAAAGCTCCACCAGAGATTTCAAATAACTGGAGAGACGGACATTGATATTTATTTAAAAATACTCATGTACACTTTAGATTTAAAACTTGATAAACACTTTCTGCAAATAGAGTTACTAGACACTCCTGCTGTAAGGAAGTGGGTTGATTCGTATAACACGTATAAGAACTACTATAAGGCCAATAATCTAGATCAGGATTTTAAAGCTACACAGTCTAGTATTTTTCCACATAAACATCATTTTAGATCAAAACCTAGTGACTGGGTAAACCCGGTAATTAATATGACACAGAAAGACTGTGTTGATGAGATTAATAAAGCAATAGACGATGCTAACGACAGTGTGGTTGGTAAAAAATTTCCATATAGAGCTTTTCTTGGCATGGGGTGGAAACATACAAACTTAATGCACCGTTGTTTTACTATTGCTATGACTTCCGTTACAAATTGGCAACACGAAATTCATAAGGAAGATCTTAAACAGTTGAAAAAAGATGTTTATGTAGAAAAAATAGAAAACTTTAGAAAATTTCTTACACCAGAGTACGAGGTTATAGAAGAACACACAGATAAGTTTTACGGGGCTATAGAACGAATTAATAAGTACATACACTTCTATGAAGGATTTCAAACTAGTGAAAGGAGCTGGTTAATGTACTCTGGAGAAAATTTTGAGAATTCCTATCTTCAACTTGAGTGGGATAGTTATGATATAACCACCGGTGCTCACAAGTACTTTTTTACAAATAGAATTAATGAGGATGAGTTAAAAGAATCACTTCCGGATAATTATTACGAATACGATGTATTTTTTGGCAAGTCTATTGCAGGTAAGGATTATGAATTTTGTTATGCTGAATATGACGACCCTTTAGAATACGATATAACTAATCTTGATAATATTAACGGTAGTTTAAAAGTATTTTTTGGAAACAGTTTTGAAGAAATATATTCAAACTCAGATTTTACTAGATGGTGCGACGGGTATGGTTTAGAAAAACATTTGTACCTACCAATACCTGTAGGTAAAGTTATTAAAAACACTTTTCCTATTACAAGTGAACATTTAAATCACCACTCCGAAAACGAAGTGTGGTCAGACCATACACGTAAACTTGCATATCCTTTGAATAAAATTACTAGCAAACTAACACGAATTATCCCAGATTACATTATTTAACTTTATGGTTAAAGTATCAGCTATTTATGGAGAAATAAATAACCTGTACTTTCTCACGACGTACAAGATCGGTGCAAATACTGTTTCAAGTCTATCAAAGACCGGGACCCTAAAATTTGAAAACATTACTTTAGATACTAAATTAAATTTCAACCCTACAGTACTAGTAAGAGAACCTATTAAAAGGTTCTACTCTGGTTTAGTGCAAACAGCACTTCATATATACACAAACACCAAACATATATTATACAAATTTAAAGTTCCTGATGATATATACAAAAGTACATTTTTTACGAGACTTCTAAATGAACATTGGGATGTAATTATGTACGATCCTAATCTAGCTCCTTATCATGAGTTTGCATATAAGTTTTCTAAACTTAACAACTTTTACACAATGGACATAGAAGATTGGCACCCAACCGGCCAGACTTCAGAAATGAAACATTCTAACAGTGAAAGATATTCAGAAATAGATAAAGTATTTTCAGGTAATAAATTAAATGTAGAAACTATAAAAAAAATAAATAAGTATTTAGAAATAGAGAACTATTATTACAAGTTGTGTGTTGGTAAAAAACAAGTTAATTTGATTTAATAAACTATTTATTTTAAAGTTATACTAAAACGTATATGAACTATCAAGTTTTATTTCCAGAGACAGATCGAAAAACAGTAGATTATGATCTTAAAAAACATAACTGGCCAGAGTATTGGTTAAACGTCGCCAGAGAGAAATTTCCACAAATAGAAACTTTAGAGACAGTACACAAAGTACTTACACCTTCTGAAATTAGCATTTTAGGTAGGCACTGCCAATCCTACTGCGGTACTGATGAATTCGCAGACAGAGTTGATTCTTATTTCAAAGATATTGTTGGAGAACACATAGGTTTCGATGAATGGATGATACAACGGTACTTTACAATTCGTATAGTGATACCAGACCAAGCAAAAAAAGGAAGATTACTTGCTTTTCACCAAGGAATATGGGTTGGAAACGGATTAGGTTTAAGAACTATTTGGACTCCTTTTACTAAAGTGTACGATACTAACAGTATGTATGTTGCTTCGTTTGATGACAGTGTGAAGATCACTCAAGACACGTACGACAACAAATGGGATTACGACACCATACAAGATGCTTGTGGAAAATATTCTAAACCTATTAAACTCGGACCAGGACAAGCATACTTATTTCAACAACAGCACATACATGGTAATTTTAACAATGAAACTGAGATTACTAGATGGTCTATGGATGGGCGTATTCTCCCTAAAGGAGGACACTATCATAGAAAACTCCCAGGAGGGTATTTCAGATTTTTAGGTGAAAGAGAATCAGACATTAGTATAGACACTACAAAAACATGGGTAAGTTATGCTGGTTGGAACACAAAATTTTCTAATAAAATCCCTCTTCCTATGCAAAGAGCGATAATAGACCAATATTGTACCAAATTTAATATTAACATAAATGATTATCAGTTCGAAAGTGAATATTGTGATTGGCTACCAGGTTTAGAAAAGTTTATTACCGGTCTAGGAATTGAAGGAGTTGTCTTATGTTCTATTTACAGTTTACCAGATGACAAAGAAAGAAGGTTGCAAGTACTTAAATTGGCAGTTAACAAGGGGGTTGAATTACATTTTGCCAATGAACTGAGTTATGTAAAAACCGAAAAAGATATAGATAAGATAGAAAAAATATTTGAATACGTAAACGATAACCCCGACCCAAATATAACACTTAGTTACAAAATATGAAAATTTTTATTACAGGATGGCAAGGATTTATAGGTAGTCACATTAGAGAAAGACTATCAGAACATAAATTAATTTTACTTCAAAACGATCTCAGAAACCATAAAGAGGTTGCACATGAACTATTAGATGCCGACCCTGATATTATAGTGCATTTAGCCGCTAGGACTGAAGTAGAACAAAGCTTTTATGAGCAAATCACTTTTTCAGAAGTTAATTATACTGGAACAGTAAATTTAATTGAAACTGCAAAGAGGTTAAAAAATCTTAAAAATTTCGTATTTGCTTCCACTATGGAAGTGTACGGGTGGCAGCCAATTTCTGATTTAATTAAGGAGGGTAAAAACAAAGGTATTGTTGCTTTTAATGAGCAAACACCTCCTAACCCTAATGCTCCTTATGCAGTTGCAAAATATGGGTGTGAGAAATACTTAGAGTATGCTCATAGAAGTTACGGACTACCATTTACTGCAATTAGACAAACTAACGCCTATGGCCGTAAAGACAACGACTTTTTTGTCACCGAGCAGATTATCACTCAGATGATTAAAAATAAAGATGAGATTAATCTTGGTTATGGAACTCCGTACAGAAACTTTATTTACATAGACGACCTACTGGATGCATGGATAGAAGTCATAAACAACCCAGACAAGGTTGTAGGAGAAATATTTTGTCTAGGACCAGATAATGCTATTAGAATATCAGAATATGTTGATTTAATAGCAAAAAAACTTAACTGGAACGGTAAAGTTAACTGGGACACTAAGCCAGAAAGGCCAGGGGAAATATGGCTTTTAAATTCTACCAATCAAAAAATTACATCAAGACTAGGGTGGTCTCCAAAGGTTTCATTAGATGAAGGTTTAAACAGAACTATTGAACATTGGAAATGGAAACTTGGAAATACAGAGACAGAGAATTTGTAATTTTTAGACTACCTTATGAACATTATGCTTCAATTCACCTATACTATTCTGAAGAATACATAATAAAGTTTGGTGGTTTAGAGGAAGTTGAGTACCTGAAAAAGAATCCTAAAGTTGACATATTAATTTTAGAAGAAGGTGAGTGTGATGACTATCAAAGAAACCCTCTAATTGAGACAGTTACTAAGTACCGTAAGACGTATAATCTCACAAACCATGTCTACATTTTATATCAAGGGTATGGCCAAGAAAACTATATAGACAAATACCTAAGAACAGTACCAAATTTTATAACATTAGTTAGAAGTGTGAGTGCATCATACAACTTTTGTATAAACTGGACTAAAGTACACTCCAATGTATATGATGCAGAAGAAAAACTAAAGACAACCTACACTAAAAAGTATTTTTTAGAGAATATAAAAATTGAAAAAGATTTTTGATCCTTGCTGGAAAATCTAGAGTTAGTAGGCTATTATTTTTAGATAAGTTACTTAAAACAGATCTTTTAGACAATACCTACTATTCATTTAATAATGAGTATATAAAGCTAGACAAGGATGTGATTAAAAAGTTTATGGACCAGGGTTGGACCTATAGAGAAATAATAAACAACCACCATGGTAAATCTGAAGCAGAATTTTTACGTAATCATAACCTAATAATTTCTGATGATGAGCTAACTACTGTTAGACATATACACAAAAATATTTTACCCTTATTTAATTTACCTAGAAAAACTGACGACTACTATTACGACCCCTGGTGGATCATCCCAGAACCTGAACTATATAAGTCTATAGCTGTTGATATAGTTAATGAGACTTTTCACCATAGAGGTATAGTTACAAATAACCTATTTAAAAACATTAACTTTTTTACTGAAAAAATTACTAAACCTATACTGGCATTTAGACCTTTTATGGTGTTGGGTAACAGATTTTACCTTAGAGACTTAAAAAATGAATTTGGATATAAGTCATTTGGAGACTATTGGGATGAAGGATACGATGATAGTCATTCTGCACAAGCTGCATACGACATAGTAATTGAAAACATGAAATACCTAAATTCATTAACTACTAACCAGTTAGAGAATATGTTGATTGATATGAAGGATATTTTAGTATACAACAGTAATATTGCTAAACGATACTTTATGAGAGGAGAAGCATGGAAAAGAGACGTTAAAAAGTATTTAGACGGTAAAGGTGTAGCATGGACAGGTACCAAAGGAAATATGGCATTTTAGTATGGAACTTTTTAAAGCGGATGATAAAGAATATTTAGTAGTTAAATTTCCTCCGGAATATTACGTTTTAATTAACCTTTATAAGACAGGTAAATACAAACCACAATTTGCAGATACTGAAGGGCTTGAATATTTAAAAACTAATACAGACTGTGGATTACTTCTTGTAGAAGAAGGAGAAGTAGCAGAAATATTTCGCACAGTACTGTTTCTTGAACTAGAAAAGTTTATTACTAATAATAAATTACAAAATCAGGTTTATTTATTTTTTCAAGGAACAGGTCAAGAAACTTTTATAGATGACTACATTAAAAACGTTCCTAAATACGTAACTTTAATACAAAGTCACTCAGCAGCATATAATTTTATACACCATTGGAATCAATTTTATTCACCAGCAAGAATAAAATTAAGTGACACAATACACAATTATACCGAAAAATACGCATTTGATAAGTTAAGTTTAGAAAAAAGATTTTTAGTTTATTCAGGGAAAACAAAAAACTATAGACTATTACTTTTGAATGAACTAATTGAATCTAAACTATTAGACCAATGCTATTATAACTTTGGTGAAGAAACACCCAAGAGGTTTTTAAGGTATGTCACTAGTGATTACTATAAGGAGATTTACAAAAATGCAACACCGTCTGATTTAAGACTAGGTACATTATCTCCTCCCCCTGTAATGACTCTTACAAAAAAGGATAATGAAGTAATACAAAAGTTACTTCCAAAGTTACCAATGTACAATATACCAAACCGTAAATTTGACGACTACTACCTTGAACCGTACTTTCAACTTCCAGATCATGAATTTTTTAAAAAAATATTTGTAGATATAACAGTTGAAACATACTGTTTTAGAGGATTGAGCTCTGACCCTCTTATTAGTAATATAAATTTTCATACAGAAAAGTTATTTAAACCTACCCTTACCCATAGACCTTTTATTGTGTTAGGAAATAAAAACTACCTAAAAGACCTAAAAAACGTATTTGGGTTCAAAACTTTTGACAAATTCTGGGATGAATCGTATGATGATGTTGATGATGCTAGAGTTTCTATAAAAATCATAATAGATAATTTAAAATATTTAAATTCTTTATCTTTACCTAGATTGGAAAATATGCTTTTTGATATGAAAGATATACTAGTACATAACAACAGAGTTGCTTTAGACTACTTAAGTGGAGAAGAACCGTGGAAGCTTGTTATGCAAAATTTTCATAAAGGATTAGCTAAATCATGGACAGGGTTAAAAGGAACAATTTTAATATAAAAGTTGGTTTTTAATTCTAAAAGTTCTATATTTATAATAAATGAGAATCAACCCCAGAGAGATTTTTATTTTGTTTAACCGACGATCTTAGGACGTCACAAATTTTAAATGATATGAGTACATTATTTTATGAACGTAATCCGTTCGACATTTTAGTTCGAAATTTTTTCCAAGACGCCAGCCAATTTACTCCGCTGGCAGAAACCAAAGTTCCTCACCCAGTAGACATCTATACGACCGATACCCAATTGGTATTCGACATAGCGGCTACAGGAATCGCAAAAGAGGACTTAGAGATTCAAACCCAAAACAACACTCTTAGAGTTAATTACAACAAGGCTAAAGAAGAAACAGACGTTGACTATATACATAAAGGAATAGCTAAACGTTCGTTTAATCTTGGCTGGAAAATTGATAGTAAGTTTGATTTAACTAAAGCAAATGCTAAGTTTGAAAATGGACTATTATCAATTGCAATCCCTTTTGCTAAAGGGTCAGAGTTAAAAACTTTGAAAATTAGCTAAATTTTTCTTCTCTGGGGTTTGATTTTCAATAGATAAATCATATATTAAATAAAACGTTATTATTAAATGGCACAGAAGTTACAACCAACAAACGACCGTATATTAATTAAACCTATTGATGAAGGTGAACAAACCTACGGATCGATTGTAATCCCTGACATGGGTAAAGAAAGACCGGAAATGAGAGAAGTTATTGCTACCGGACCTGGTAGACTTTCAGAACATGGACAACTAATCACTGTACGCTCTTGTAAAGTAGGAGATATAGTTTTAGTTCCTAAGATTGGTACTTTAAGAATAGATTTTGAAGGTGAAGAATATTTTATAGCTCAAGACAGAGAAGTCTTAGCTGTGGTAAAAGAATCAGACAATGAGTAAAAATAGAGGACAGTCTTCCGGTAGAAGAATTAAAAGACAAAGAGTTGGACTAACCTCTAACAAAGCTAGCAAAAATCAAAAGTTTCTTGAAAATACAGAAAGTTTTAAAATAAAAAAAGGATATGGCGAAAAATATTAGTTTTTCAAAAGACGCTAGAAATAAACTAGCAGACGGAGTCGACAAACTAGCTAATGCAGTTACGGCTACCCTCGGACCTTCAGGCCGAAACGTTATTATAGAACAAGACATGGGTATGCCAGTATCAACCAAAGACGGTGTTACTGTTGCAAAGTCCATAGAGTTAAAAGATAAAGTAGAAAACTTAGGAGCTCAAATTGTAAAGCAAGCTTCTATTAAGACAGCAGAACAGGCAGGTGACGGTACTACCACATCTACTCTACTTGCTCAATCCATCCTTACAGAAGGATTAGATAGAATGAAGCAAGGTTCTAATGCTGTCGATATTAAGAGAGGAATTGATGAGGCAGTAAAACACATTACTGGATACCTTTCTACAGAATCAAAAGACATCACGGATGAAGAACAGCTAAAACAGGTTGCCACTATTTCAGCTAATAATGATACCGAAGTAGGTGAGTTAATTTCCACTGCCATGGATAAAGTAGGGCAGGATGGGGTGGTTACTATTGAAGAGTCAAAAACAGGAGAAACATATTTAGAAACGGTCGAAGGTATTCAGTTCGACAGAGGTTATAAGTCTCCATACTTCGTTACCGACAATAATTCGATGCAAGCTGTTCTTCAAGATCCGTTAATATTAATTACCGACAAGGGACTAACACAAGTAAAAGAGTTGCTCCCTATTTTAGAAGGTGTCTCTAATCAGAACAAATCTCTATTAATAATTGCTGACAATATCGGAGGAGAAGCTCTCTCTACTTTAGTAGTGAATAAAATGAGAGGAATACTAAACTGTGTTGCTGTACAAGCACCTGAGTTTGGGGATAGAAAAAAAGCTGTCTTAGAGGATATCGCTATATTGACAGGAGGTAAAGTAGTATCATCAGAAAAGGGTATGAGACTTGATAAGTTTGACCCTTCGTGGCTTGGTTCGGCTAACAAAGTTACCGTTGGTAAAGATACAACTACCATAATTGATGCAAAAGGTTCAGAAGAAGAAATTGAAAGTAGAATAGATCAAATTAAAAAACAAATTGATGATTCTAATTCTCCTTTTGAAAAAGAGACTCTCCAAAGTAGGTTAGCTAAATTTGTAGGAGGAGTTGCTATCGTCCATGTAGGTGGACATACAGAAGTAGAAATGAAAGAGAAAAAAGACAGAGTTGATGATGCTTTACATGCAACCAAAGCTGCTATTGAAGAAGGAATTTTACCTGGAGGTGGAACTGCTTTACTAAGAGCTGCTCAATGGTTAACAGACACTCTTCAGAACCCTTTAGAAGAAGAAAAAGTAGAAGGAGACAAACTTACCGGTTATGATATCGTAATTAACGCTATCGAACAACCTTTCTACAAAATACTTCAGAATGCCGGATTAGATATGGATAGTATCGGCGATATAGAACAACGTATAAAAGAAGAGGATGATTTTTGGTTTGGATATAATCCAAGAGAAGAAGATTTCTTTAATATGTTT